CACTACATATAAAAACGACTACGACCTTTCTATTCAGGATATATTTGTATGCGAAGATTATACTGGAGAGGAAGATACTGCATGGAGAGCGTCTGAGAATATGTATGTAGTTATCATACACCTAAATGATTTTTATGAACTACAAGGTGAAATAATTGACTCCCGAAAAGAAGATAAAGACCAAAGTTAATCGACTCCTAGATTATATGAAAGCCTACCACTTTATGCCTGCGACAGGAGGATATGGTGCAAGTGGCGTCCCTGATATTATTGCTTGTTGGAAAGGAATATTCTATGGCATTGAATGTAAAGCCAATGGCAATAAACCTACTGCATTACAAATTAAACACTTAACTGATATACATTATGCAGGGGGCATTAGTATAGTTGTGGATGAAACTAATGTTGATGACTTAGAAGAAATAATGAGAAAGGCTAAAAATGAGTATAGAGACAAAAGAATCAAATGACAGCGTGAGTCAACCCACGAACAAAGTTGACATGGTCAACCATCCTCCACACTACACATCAGGCGGTATAGAAACAATAGACTTTATGAGAGCAAAGCTATCACCTAAAGAATTCATAGGTTATCTACGAGGTAACATTATCAAATACGCTTCAAGACTTGGGTTAAAAGACGATCCCGTCCAAGACGCAGGTAAGATTGAATGGTATGCAAAAGAACTTAAAAAATATATTGAGGAGATTAAATCATGAGTGATGATATTTTTATGCGAGTAAAAAGACTTCTTGAAAATCATGTTGAGGTTTTAAATAAACACAGTCTTGGTAATGAACATGCCGAAGAAGCACAGGACATCATAGATGAACTAAATCTGTTGATTGAAAACAAAGCATTTATCAAACACATAGAAAAAGAAATTGAGGAAGAGGAACGCAAGATGGTAAGTGATGACCTCGCTCAAGAAATTCTTAATGGAAAGTTTTGTGTTGGTGGTAACTGCGAAGACTGAGAACTGGTTTCATTCGGAGCAACCACATAACTTAGCGAAGGGGCAGAATGGATAGCACATTTACGCACGCATTACTAGACTTTGAAGGAAAAATTATTAAAAAATACAGGTGGACAAAGAAAGACCATGAATGGTATATTAATAACCACCCAAACGATAAGATTATAAAACTAGACAAACCTGTGTATAAGTCTGATTATCACAGAGCATTAGAATCAGTAGGAGAGTGTATTATATGAGTAAGAGAACTAAGTGGGAGACAGCGTTAGTAACAAAAACAATTACAATAGACCCTGCATATAAGCGAGGTACCACATATGAAGAGAAAGTAGCTAGGGTTAAAGAAGTCCAAGATAAATATCCAAATGCTACACGACATAAAATTACAGAGTGGACAGGATACAAGTCTACTTTATTAAATGAAATGGAATCAAATGGAGATATTAAACTACCTCCAAAGAAAAGAACTACAAGTAAAAATACAAGTTGGATGAGAACAATGGGAAGCTTAAGTGGCCGATGAAGCAGACATAGCTAACGATCAAGTACAAAAGGCTCTTGATTTATCAATGAGAACTGTAAATACTAAGATCAAAGAAAATGACACTGGGCAATGCCTTTGGTGTGGTGAACCTATTAAAGAAAAAGACAAGCGTAGATGGTGTAGTATAGAGTGCAGAGATGAACAAGAACGGCATAGTTAGTCCATGCAATTCAATATGTAGATATGAAGAAATCAACGGAGAGCCAAGATGTACAAGTTGTTTTCGTACCTACGAGGATTTATCTAATTGGATGTATTTAACAAATGAAGAACGAAAAACAAGAATTAGACAAATTAAGAAAGATAGGAGAGAGTATGAACGTCAGCAAAAAGACAATGAAGATATGGGAAAAAAATCTTAAACAAGGCTACCGTTTTTTCCAGCCTACTAATGCAATACAATTAACACCAAGGACTATGAGAGAAGCGGAATCATATGGCTTTAAAAACACAGGGAAATAAATGCAATCGGTGTAAAAACCCAGCCAAATACTATGATAAGAAAAAATGGTGGTGTGGTTTTACAATGGATGCACACGGATACTGCAAAGCAGAGAAAGCAAAAGATAAATGAAAATAATAACGCTCGACTTCGAGACGTTTTACGATACAGGTTACGGATTAACTAAACTAACAACCGAAGAGTATATAAGAGACCTTCAATTCCAAGTCATAGGATTTAGTATACAAGTTGGCGATGGACAAGAGAAATGGTATTCAGGTACTCATGAAGAACTCCAAGAAGTATTAGATAAATATGATTGGGAGAACACAATGCTCCTATGTCATAATACTCAGTTTGATGGAGCAATACTTGGATGGATATTTAATATTTATCCTAAAGTATATTTAGATACTTTGTCTATGGCTCGTGCAATACATGGTCTTAACGCAGGGGGATCACTAGCCGCTCTTGCAAAAAGATATGCACTTGGTGAAAAAGGCACAGAAGTATTAGATGCAAAAGGTAAACGACTAGAAGACTTTCAACCACATGAATTACATCAGTATGGTATGTACTGTAATAATGATGTAAAACTTACCTATAATTTATTCAAAGAATTAACAAAAGACTTTCCCTTAGAAGAATTAAAACTGATAGATATAACTTTGCGTATGTTTATTCAACCTACACTTCAATTACACGACGGGCTATTATTTGAAAGGTTAGAAGAAGTCAAAGAAGAAAAATCTAAATTATTATCTAGTTTAATGAATAGATTAAAATGTGAAGATGAAGAATGTGTACGTAAGAAGTTAGCAAGTAATAAACAGTTTGCTGAGTTACTAGAAGAACTTGGTATAGATGTTCCTATGAAAACAAGTCCAGCAACAGGAAAGCCTACGTTTGCTTTAGCTAAGAATGATGTTGGGTTTATTGCTTTAACAGAACATGAGAATTCATTTATACAAGAACTTTGTGCAGTTAGATTGGGTACAAAGTCCACGATAGAAGAGTCTCGTATAGAAAGATTCTTATCGATAGCATCTCGTAATGATAGATTACTACCCATCCCGCTCAAGTATTATGGTGCTCATACTGGAAGATGGTCAGGATCAGACAAAGTTAATTTTCAAAACTTACCCTCACGAGATAAGAAAAAGAAAGCATTAAAGAATGCGATTCTACCTCCAGAAGGACATATAATAATGAATGTTGACTCATCTCAAATTGAGGCTCGTATACTTGCATGGTTAGCAGGACAAGATGATGTAGTCCAACAGTTTAGAAATGGTGATGATGTTTATTCAGTATTTGCATCAAAAGTATTTGGCAAAGAAGTTTCTAAAGATACACCTAGAGAGCGATTCATTGGTAAGACTTGTGTATTAGGTCTTGGCTATGGTACAGGTGCATTGAAACTACAACATACGTTAAAAACATCACCGCCCGGTGCTGAGTTATCAGAAGAAGAGTGTAAAGATTTAGTTAAGCTGTATCGTAATATTAACTACCGTATCATAGAACTATGGAGAAAATGTGACCAAGCATTAGAATACATGGCTAATTGGTTTGATATGATTGAATTAGGTGGAGCAAAACCTTATTACTTAGATGACCATGGTTTAGTAGAAGTAAATCCACAAGGACTAAAATTACCTAATGGGTTATACATTCATTACCCTGATATAGAAATGGAGTCTGTTGATGGTCGTAAGCAATTCACATATAAATCCCGATATGGCCGAATAAGTATATGGGGTGGTTCTGTTGTAGAAAATATTGTACAGGCTTTAGCTAGAATTATCATAGGTGAGCAAATGGTAGAAATTAATAAAAAATATAGACCTGTATTAACCGTACATGATGCTATTGTTTGTACGGCAGCCGAAGAAAATAAAGATGAAGCACTAAAATTTATTATGGATATTATGTCTAAACCTCCCAAGTGGGCTCCTGATTTACCCGTTGCTTGTGAGGGAGGATATGCAGATAACTATGGTGACTGCTAAATTTACTACACATAAATTGGACTACAACAAAGATGAAGTTGTATCTAATCTATTTAAACTTAAAGATATGTGGGTGTCTCGTTCTGATGATTTTCCATTTTTTACTCTTGGTCGAAGTGCATACTTAGATGGTAAGACTCCTGAGTATAAACGATCACAGAAAGACATGAATAAACTTTTGTACAATAATTTTAAAGAGTTATATAATAATATATTACATGTATTAGAAGATAAGTTACATGAGGAAATATACTATCCAGAGGATTTATGTTATCCAGGATTTCACGTATTCCCATCAGATAAAAAATTATTAACTATTGCAGGTAATTGGCACACAGACTATCCTCATGAAACATTGGGGCTTGGTAGTAAAGATACAAGTACTTTTACAGTACCTATAATGTTACCCGAATCAGGGGGAGGCATAGATTGTATGATAGATAATATGCCTATTCATATAGCGTATAAAGAAAAAGAAATGTTATGTCATGATGGTACAACGCTACATCGAATAGCAAGTTTTAAAGAGTATAAACCTAATGAATATAGAATAACATTACAAGGACATTTAGTTAGGCGTAACAAAAGAATGGAGGTGTTTTGGTAATGGGTGATGGTGGAAAAGGTAGTAAACAAAGACCTACCGATAGACAGAAGTTTGAAGAAAACTTTGACAGAATATTTGGAACTAAAAAGGTAAAAGAAAATGGCAAAAGTAAAACAAAATCTATCAAATAAAATTCATGAGCCTGTGCATAAACGCACATCACAAGGTGGTCGCCGAGTTAAAATGCAGACCATGAATAAAAATAAAAAAGCCTCATATAAAAAGTATCGAGGGCAAGGAAGATAATGGCAGATTTTACATGGTCTTACTCAAGCTTAAAAGAGTATCAACAGTGTCCAAGAAAGTATCACGAGATTCGTGTATTAAAAAACTATAAATCAAAAGATACACAAGCCACTATATATGGTAAAGAAGTACACAAAGCTTTAGAAGATTATGTAAAAGAAGGTGTTGAGTTAGCAAAGAACTATCAAAGATTTAAACCTTTAGTAGATAAACTTATATCTATACCCGGTGAGAAGCTATGTGAATACGAGATGGCTTTGACATTCAATAAAGAACCTTGTGACTTTGATAGTCCTGATAGATGGGTTAGAGGTATAGCTGACTTAGTTATAATTGATGGTAGTCATGCTTTTATTATTGATTATAAAACAGGAAGTAATAAATACCCTGACCCGAAACAGTTAAGACTTATGTCTTTGATGGCCTTTACTCATTTCCCTGATGTTCAAAAAATTAAAGCTGGTTTATTATTTGTAATGCACAATAGTTTTATCAGTGAACAATATTTTAGAAAAGACATAGATAAATCATGGGCTATGTTTGAACAACCCTTAAAAAGATTAGAAGCATCTTATGATAATAATACATGGATGCCTGTATCAACCCCATTATGTGGGTGGTGCCCAGTTGATAGCTGTGAGTTTCATAAAGGAAGATAATGTATACTCGAAACTGTATAGTATGTAGTACAGAGTTTGAGACAAACCACCCTAATTATTTATGTTGTTCAGAAGAATGTACAAAAGTAAATAAAATAAACAGAAGATACGAAAGAGAGAACAATGATTGGGAAGCATATTTCAAACATTTACTTTCTAAGAAAAAAGATTCAGATTTAACAGTTGCACAATTAATAGGCAAAGTAGCTGAACAAGATTATAAATGTGCATTGACTGGTGATGAACTTACATGTATACATGAGAGAGGTAAAACTATCTTAACCAATGCAAGTTTAGATAGAATTAATCCGGGAAAAGAGTATAATTATGATAATGTTCAGATCGTCTGTAGAGCAGTAAATAACTTTAGAGCCGATATGAGTGTTCCACAATTTATAACTTGGTGTATTAAGGTAGCAGAGCATGCCATACGTAAACAAAAAAAGACCTTACAAAAAAGAGTATCAACAACAAAAAGCTAGAGGCGAACATGATGGTCGCATGGAACGTCAACGTGCTCGTCGTAAAGTTGATGCAAAAGGTAAAGATTTAAATGGTAATGGTAAAGCTGACATGAGAGAAGGTAAAGATATTGCTCATCGTAAAGCTATATCAAAAGGTGGTACAAACAAAAATGGTGTGACTATTCAGTCCCCATCTAAAAATCGTTCATTCAAAAGAAACTCAAGTGGTAAATTAGTTTCTGAAACAAGTAAAAGAGAAAAAAAGAAAGTAAAATAAAACTTGACTTTCTGTAAAGGTACTACTATACTGAAACCTCAACGGAAGAAAGTATAGAATATGGAATTGCTTGATAATAAAGCTATAAAACTAACACTAAAAAATGATTCAGCTAATATAATACTGGATAATATTGAGAGATCAGAAGTATTAGATAGAGATGAACAAATAACAAGTCTTATTGTTTATTGGGGTCTAGATGAGATGACTAGACTAAATCAAATAATGAGATTCAAAAAGAACTTACCCTCACCTATTACTAAAGAATATAATTGGCCCGGTCTTTATCAACCATTTGACCATCAAAAAGTAACGGCAGAGTTTCTTTCTATAAATAAAAAAGCTTTTTGTTTCAATGAAGCTGGGACAGGCAAAACCTCATCTGCTTTATGGGCGGCTGACTATTTAATGAACAAGGGTAAAATTAAAAGGGCATTGATTATATGTCCTTTATCTATTATGTATTCTGCTTGGCAGAATGATATATTCAATACTTGTATGCACAGAACATCTGCAGTATGTCACGGCACAGCTGAGAAAAGAAAAAAGATTATTAATTCTGAATATGAGTTTATTATCATTAATTATGATGGTGTAAACATAGTCCAAGAAGATATTAAAAATGGTGGGTTTGATTTAATTATTGTAGACGAGGCTAATGCATATAAATCAACCTCAACCACACGGTGGAAAACACTAAATAAAATAGTCACTATAGACTCTAGACTTTGGATGATGACAGGTACTCCTGCTTCACAATCACCAATAGATGCATATGGTTTAGCTAGGTTAGTCTGTCCTAACCGTGTACCTAAATTTAAAAATGCATGGCGAGATAGAGTCATGTATCAAGTATCAAGATTTAAATGGTTACCTCGTCCAACATCTAAGAATGATGTATTCAAAGCTTTGAATCCAGCTATAAGGTTTGCAAAGAATCAATGTCTAGACTTACCTGATGTAATGTATCAAACAAGAGAAATACCACTTACATCTCAGGCACAAAAATATTACAAAGAATTAAAAGATCAGATGTTAATCGAAGCGGCTGGAGAACAAATCACTTCTGTAAACGCCGCCGCAAACTTAAACAAACTACTTCAAATATCTGGTGGTGCTGTATACACAGATACACATGAAGTGGTAGAATTTGATATTAAACCTAGACTGAATGCATTGTTAGAAGTTATGGAAGAGACTGAACATAAGGTGCTAGTATTTGTACCTTACAGACATACAATAGAATTAGTATCTAACTTTCTATCATCTAATAATATAACAAATGAATTAATACACGGTGATATTAGTGCTACTAAAAGGGCAGATATTATCAATAGATTTCAAACAGCAGATGAACCTAAAGTATTAGTAATACAACCACAGTCTGCTTCACATGGTGTAACTTTGACTAGAGCCAACGTAGTATTGTTTTGGTCTCCTGTTATGTCTGTAGAAGTATACTTACAATGTATTGCTAGGATGGATAGAGTCGGGCAGGTAAACAAGATGACTGTTGTTCACTTGCAAGGATCTGATGTTGAAAAAAGGATGTATGCTATGCTACGGGGTAAAGTAGATAGACATACTGCGTTAGTTGATCTTTACAGAGAGGAACTTGAACTATGAGTGATATAAACACTGAGAAGTTGGTCAAGGCCTATTTAACTATAAGAGATGAACGTGATAAGTTAACTCGACAGTATGAAGATAAATACAAAGAGTTACAAAACGACCTCTTACAGATTGAACAAGTCTTACTAAATTCTTGTAATGAAATAGGTGCGGAAACTATCCGTACCGGACACGGAACTATTATGAAAACTACACAAGAGAAATATGTGTGTGGTGATTGGGATAACTTTAAAAAGTTTGTATTAGAAAATCAAGCAATTGAACTACTACACCAACGAATTCATAATGGTAATATGAAAGAATTTTTGAGTAATCGTGAGGATGAGGGTCTTCCTCCAGGTATTAATTCTATGCGAGAATTCAAAATAATTGTTAGAAAGCCTAGTGCTAAATCTTAAGGAGAACTATATGAGTACAGATTTACAAACCATATTGCAAAACAATCCAGCTCTTGTACAAACAGGACTAGATGAAGATACGCTTGCCGTTGCCGGTGGTGCGACGTCGGGTGCTAAACGAATTTCGATTCGTGGTAAGAACTTCCACAAAGTAGTCAATGGTAAAGAAGTATCTACTATTGAAGATAATTTTATGAATGTTGTTATTATTAAAATGGCACACAATGCATCAAGAACTTACTATGCATCATCATACAAAGAAGGTGAAAGAGTAAGCCCAGCGTGTTGGTCTAATGATTCTCAAGTGCCTGACCCTGAAGCAACCGAACCACAAGCTAAGTCTTGTGACCAATGTCCACAAAGTGTACGTGGCTCAGGTATGGGTGGTACAGGTTCAGCATGTAGATTATCATGGAGAATCGCAGTTGTGTTACCTAATGATCCATCAGGTGATGTAATGCAAATGGTATTACCAGCAACATCATGCTTTGGTAAAGAAGAAAGTGGTAAATGGCCGTTTAGACCTTATGTACAAATGTTAGCAAACAATAACGTTAGTGCAGGTCGTGTTGTAACTAGAATGCAGTTTGATCCTAAGTCATCTGTACCTAAATTATTATTCTCTCCTGCTGCGGCAGTAAATCCTGAGGATATTCCTATTCTACAAAAACAAGCTAAGACAGGTGCGGCAGAGCAAGCTGTTAAGCTAACTGTGTATCAAGGTGAAGGCAAAGAACAAGAAGTTAAAGCCGTTGAACCTGCACCAGTAAAAGAAGATGTAGAAGAAGTTATAGCTGAACCAGTAGTAAGGAAGTCAGCAACATCAGAAGAAGCAGTAGAGAAAGTTAACGATGTAGTAGACATCATGGATAAATGGGGTATAAAAGACTAGGGGGAGTAAATGGCTAGACCATATAGTAGTAAATTTTTACTTGAACTAGATCGTGCTAATCCAAAAAGACTTGGGGTACAGTTAGGTAAGTTGTGTGTTGAGGCTAACTTACCAATATCCTACGTGGCTCAAGTCTTTGAGGTATCACGCATGTCAGTTCATAGTTGGTTTCGAGGTAGTTATATCAGAGACAAAAACTGTTCTAAGATTGAAATGTTTATGGATGCAGTTAATGCAGACTTAAAACACGGGGGTTTACCTGCGCCGACGCACAAGTATGCCAAGTTATATCTAGACACAGTAGTTAAAGATAAATTAAATAGAAGCCAACAAAATGACAACAATAACTAAATTTTATGAAGCAGTAGCACCACATAGTGGTAACAAATACTGTATTGCCTGGACTTCAGGTAAGGGTATGGTACACGACTATGTAACTAAAATTGAGGATATAGAACCTAGAGTTCGATTACTTGAAAAGAAAGGTAATATTAATGTATTCCTTGCTATGTCATCTTTTGACAAGCTTCGATCAAATGACGATGCACAATTTAGACGAGCATTCTTTGTAGACTTAGATTGTGGAGAGGGTAAGTTTGAAGATGGTAAAGGATATGATACTAAGCAAGATGCATTAAATGCTTTAAAACAATTTATTAAAGACACAGGATTACCAATCCCGACTTTAGTAGATTCAGGTAATGGTATACATGCATATTGGCCTGTAGGTGAAGATATGCCTATGGACGAATGGGAGCCATACAACACTAGGTTATATACCCTATGTAAAGAAAATAGCTTTTTAGCAGACCAAGCTGTTACTGATAGAGCTCGGATTATGAGAATGCCTTACACGCATAATTGTAAGAAAGATGATCCTAAGCCTACTTATGTTATCAATGATGATATTATTGAGTGTACGCTTGATGATATGAAAAAAGTTTTAGACAAGGTAGAAATACAGCAATCACTGAGTTCTATCTTAAAACAAGCATCAAGGGAACCATTAAGTGAAGATGAAAAGAAATTACTTAAGCTAAATAACTATGATACATCATTTAAGAATATCATAAAGAAAGGTGAAGCAGGTTGTCCTCAAATAATTAGGATAATTCGTAAGGACGCTAATGATGTTTCTGAGCATGAGTGGTGGAGTATGTTATCTATCATGCAACATTGTTCTGATAGAACTGAAGTTATACATAAATTTTCAGAAGACCATAGTGACTATAAGTATGAAGATACAGAAGAGAAAGCAAATAGAACACAAGATAAACCACATACCTGTGAGACATTTAATAAATTAGAAGAAGGTGTTTGTTCAGGTTGTAAGCATTACAAAAAAATATCAAGTCCTTTACAACTAGGTAAAGAGTTTATTCCTGCGCCTGCAGTAGTAGAATCTCCAGTGACACTTAATCAGACTGGTACAGAGTTGACTAAAGAATTTGTAGGATTACCTAAAGATATGTACCCATTTGTATATGGGTCTAAAGATGGTGGTATATATTATGAACACCCAGTGACTTACGATGAGGATGGTCAGCCTGTAAAACAGCCACCTACATTAGTATCACAATATGATTTATACCCTATAAAACGAATTTTTAGTGAAGTCGATGGTGAGATACTTGAGATGAAAATTATTTTACCTAGACAAAGTGGTGAACCTGAACACAGAATATTTAGAATACCTGTAGTAGACATATACCAAACTGAAAAGTTTAAACAGGTTGCTAAGTGGGGTGTTACATGGAGTATGGCAATTAAAGGACAACAAGGTTATCTTATGGAATATTTTCACAGATGGGTAGACCATTTAATTAAGAATAACGATGCAGAAGTAGTTAGAGGACAGATGGGTTGGACTCTAGATAAAAAAGCATTTGTTATTGGTAACAAAGAATATAGACTTGTAGAAGGCAGGGCTAAAGAGTTTGATAGTGCTACATCTGACTTAGTCAGGGGTATTGCTAAGCATCTAAGTCCAACAGGAAGTTACGAGAAATGGAAAGAGTGTATTCAATTATTAAATAGACCTAACTATGAACTACATGCATTTGCGTTCTTGACTTCGTTTGGTTCTCCAATATTAGATAGGACATCTACATCTGGTATGACTATATCTCTTTATAGTAGTGATTCTAGTACAGGTAAGACAGGTGCTTTATATTCTAATATAAGTGTATGGGGACACCCTAAAGAAACATCAGTATTAGGTACAGAAGAGGGATCTACTAGGCGTGCCATAATGGGTCGATATTTAGCACTACGTAATATTCCTTTTGGGTTTGATGAGATGGGTGGACAAGATCCTAAAGTTGTTGCTGATGTTATTCACAGTATTTCTCAAGGTAAAGCGAAACTTAGAATGCAATCTAGTGTCAACGCCGAACGAGACTACGAGATGTACTCATCCATGATAGCTATATTTACATCGAATCACTCCGTATACAAGAAACTTATACAGGTAAAACGAAACCCTAATGGTGAGATGGCTAGGTTGTTAGAGTTTGAAGTAGATCCGCCACAAGAGTTAGTTAAAGATGCATATGAAGGTAAGCGTATGTTTGCACCATTACATCATAACTATGGTTGGGCAGGGCCAGAGTTTATCAAAGGTTTGTTAGAGATGAGTGATGAAAAGATAGACCAAAGATTATCATACTGGACAGACCGTATTATCAAAGACTTCAATAGTGATGGTGTATATAGATACTATCATAATAGTGTTGCAGCAACATTTACTGGGGCAGAGATAGCAATTGAACTAGGTATAATTGATTTTGATATAGAAAGAATATATACATACATTGTTAGTCAGATGATTAAGATTACTAATAATGTTATTAATCTAAACAAAGTAGATTATGCTGAATTGTTTGGTGAGTATTTCGGTGCTAATCATAGAAATATACTTCAAGTAGAAAATCATAGAAATATTGCTGAGCCTCTAGGTAGTTTATTAATTAGAGATGATGCTGATCTTGATAAAGTATTCTTGCAGACTACAGCGTTTGATAAGTTCTTAATAGAACGTGGTACTAACGTAGATGACTTTATAGCACAGATGAATCTAAAAGGTTATAAAACATCAAAGATGAAGAAACGTATTGGAGCTGGATGGAAGCCTGGTGCATCTGCATCTGCTGTATCATGTGTTGTTATAGAACGTAATAAACTTGTAAAAGAAATGCTTCAAGAACAAGAGCAAGAGCAGAAAGAGAAGGATCAACAAACTGAAGATTTATAATGAACCAGAATGGTTATTTCCATTTGATTGGATGGCGATAGGGGACAGTTTCTTTATACCTACCTTAAAACCATCCAACATGGTTTATATAATTGAAACAGCTGCGAAGAGAGCTCAGATTAAAGTTAAGTGTTTTGTTACCGAGAAGGGCGGGCACTTAGGAGTACGAGCTTGGCGTATACGCTAGTCGTTCATCTCCATCATTGTTTGTGCTTGTGCTGCGGCTACACGTTTATATACTAATTGTAGCTCTTTAAGTGGTTCTAGTAATTCTTTACGTTCTTTTGGTGATAAGTCAGGCATTCTACGAATAGTATTTAATTCTGAATTTAATGGATTAATATATTGATTAATAAACTTATTATGAGTGTCTACTATAGATACATCAAATGGGTTTTTTTCTATATATTTAACATATAAATCTGGTTTAAGTATTAAAGTTTTTAGTCGTTTTTCTTTTTCTTTAACTATATTATCTATCCTTGCAAATGCTCTTTGGTCTACTTTTGAATAATTACTTATAAAACTTTCAAGGAAAACAGTGTCACGTTTAACCTCAAAATCTTTTTGCCCTGCGAGAGTAAGACCTATACCATAACCGTTTTGAGCCATTCTACCAAACCCATCTATATAGTTATTTGCAAAGAAATACATAGTATTAGGACTCCAGTCTATTGCTCCACCTGTAGCATCATATAATTTAGCTGAAGCATCTTTCCATAAGTCAGGTATGTTATCACCACCAGTATAAGCATCACCATATCTAGCTTGTCTATTATTATATATTTGCTGACCAAATGCATTCATATTCATAGCAAACTCAACTGGAGGTCTAGCTATGGAAGGCAGTATTGAATCTACAATAAATGCCATAGGATTATCAGCAGGGTTCATACGTGATACAGGCAATGGGATAAAAGAGTCAATCGCAATGTTAGTCATATTACCAAGAATTTGTAATGGTGAATTTTCTTTCGCTGTAAACATAGCAGACATTTGAGCTCCCATAGCAGCGAGACCACCTAAGCCAAAACCCCATGGAATCTGTAATACTTTATCTTCTCCAATCCAGAACCTAGCAAATCTTGACCAACGACCCATGTCATCATTAAGTGTTTTATTTCTATCCTCGTCATCATCTCCAGCCATAGCAACAGACATAGCATATACAACTGCGCCCATACCTAAAATACTTAACCCTACTGCAGTAGTTG